ATGGCCCCGGTGCGGGTCTTTGGGTGCCCCGGGGCGGGTCAGTTTTGGGTCTATGCGGCGACCTTGGCCCCGGGGCTACCTGATGATACGGACTACCCCGTTATCATCGTCAGCAATGCGAGCGGGGTCAACGAGTTGAATAGCTCGGACTGCTCGTCCCAGACGGAATCAATCAGCGCCTGCTCTCTTTCGAGCAGCGGAACATATCTTTCTTCTTGAGTGTCTCGGGTCAGAATGTTGTGCACAAAGACGTTGGAGAACGCCGAACCGTCGCGTCGGATGCGGCCTGCAAGCTGTTCCATCCTTGCGGGATTCAGAATCATGTCGATATTTATCAGATGCCGGGCTATTTGCAGGTCGATGCTCTGTTCGATCGTCTGAGTCCCGATGAGGACCCGGCAGTTGGGGTCGGTCCAGAGTGCTTGCATTGCAGCATCTCTCGACTTGGGATCTCGGTCCCTGCCCCACAACTTCACGTGCCCGATGCCAGCAGCGGTGAGCCGAGCCTCGAGTGCGGCGACGGTGTCGGTATACGCGGTGAAGATGACAACCTTCTCGTCAGCGAGGTCGCCCTGCAGTTTGTCGGTGACCCAGTCCAACTTGCAGCTTTGACCGGGGCCGTCGGCCTCACCGAGAGCGGGAAGGCCGGTGCAGATCCTCTGGCCGTAGCCAATCATGGTGAGTGCGGTGACCTGCTTCAGCCGCGTTCCCTCTTCCTGGATGCGGCGGAGCACGCCCTGCCGTAGCTCGGTGTACCGGGCACGCTGTGCTGGGTACAGATCGAGATACACGTCGGACGGAATGATCGCGGGCAGCTTGACGTCGTCCAGGTCGGCGGCGGTGCGGCGCAGTGCCAGCGGGCCGAGCTTTGTCTTGAGTTCGTCCAGGAACCGGGTGCCGACCTCAACCTCCTTGACGATCGCGCGACCAGTTTTCTGGTTGTAAATCCTCACCTTCTCGGTCCGGACGTAGCGGTGACGAAACGTCGTGACGGAACCGAAGGCGGCGGGCCCGCCGATCGGTTCGAGGACGGAGTACAACTCCATCAGCCTCTTCTGCAGCGGCGTCCCGGACATGACGTAGGTCCGGAACGTGTTGCGTGCCAACGCCTTCACGGCACGTGCGGTGGCGGTCTCGTCGTGCCGGAGCGGGTCGACGTCGTCAACGATGACGGTCGTGATTCCCATCCGCGTGAGCGCACGCCGGTCATTCAAGAGCGTCTGGTAGCTGGTGACCAGCACATGCCAGCCGCCCGAGACATACTTCTCGACCCGCTGGTTGGCGGTGCCGTCGGCGGAGATGACCTCGAGGCCCGGGATCATTCGGCGCAGTTGCCGACACCATTGCGGGACAGCGGCAGCCCGGCAGATCACCACGGCACGGCCCTCGTCCTCGCGCCCCACGGGGTCCGCTACGAGTTCCCCGGTCTCGGCCATGATGGCCAGCACCCCGGCGGCGACTGCGGTCTTCCCGGAGCCCACGGTGTCAGCCAACAACCCGTACCGCGCGTAATAAAGCCAACCGATTGCGATCCTTTGGTGCCGTCGCGGGATGATCCCGCACTCCCTGCACCCCTGGGTGATGCCGTGGGGTCTGTGCTTCCTACAGGGCTCGTAGTTCCAGAACCGGAGCCTGGGCAGGGCGAAGTCGACGGAGCCGTGCACCATCTCCGCGAACCGGAGGCGCGTGTCATCGGGCAGCGCCCGGACGTCGATCACCTGGGACGCGGCGGTTGCTGTCACGCTTCCTGATACGGCTCGGCGGGCTGCGGGGCTTCGGCAGCCCGGGAGTTGATGGCCACGGCCGATTCGGCCATCGCCACGAGGTAGCTCGAGTCCTGGGAGAACGCGGTCAAGGCTACGGTCACCACGGAGTCCAGGTCGGGCACATCCTCGACGGTACCTGGGTCCTCCGACACGGCACTCAGAGCCTGATGTTCCCGAGCGGTGTCTGATCGGAGCCGACCCGGAGCACCACCGGGAGGACGCCGGTTGCCGTACCCGGGCGGATCTTCGCCACCCGGTTGCCGGACTCGTCGTAGTCCCGGAAGGCGGGGGTCCAGTCGGCGTCCTTCCCGAGTTGCATGTAGACCTCAGCGAAGTCGGACGCGACACAATCGGCCACGAGCCAACCGTCCACCATTCGCACGCTCATAACCCACATCTTCCTCACTCGCTAGGTGATCGTGATCGTGTCCACCTTACGGAGAATGTCTTCATTCGCCGTCTTCACGTAGCACCACCGCTGCCAATCCCCGGCAGCCAGTATGACGTCGCCACTACGCGGGCCGATCTTGGACAGGATGTCCAGGTTGCTGCCGTCCGCGAGTGCGTCGCCGGGCTTGACCAGCAGCACGGTGATGAAGTCGGTGACGACGGGCACGGTGTTCGGGTTATTCGTGTGGTAGACGCCGACCGTGATGATGTCGGTGACCAGGCCCCTCTTGAGGGTGATCGCGTTGGCGGTGTACTCGGTACCGCTGTGCGGGATGGTGACGTTTGCCATTGCTCAGCCCCTAGTCGGTCCGATGTCCGTGCTACTGCGTGTATTCGCCACATCGGCCTGCACCCGAGAGCGGGTGCCGCCCACGGACGATTCGCCACCCCGGGTGTTGCCCACCGAAGCCTGCGCCCTCGAGCGCGTCGGGTCGGCCGTCCAGCCCAAGCGGGTCGCACCGACGGCAGAGTCGGCACCCCGGGTCAGGGCGATGTCCGCCTGCGTCCGGGAGCGGGTCGGCCCGATGTCGATCGTGATGTTCACGGCGACGATATTCGCGTCGATGATGCTGCCGACCAGCAGCGGTACGGCACCGTTGAGGACTACAGGGTTCGACAGCGTCCCGACGAACCCGCCGACCAGCGGGGGTGTGCTCCCGTTCAGGATGCCCACGTTGACGGTCTGGTCGAGCATCAGCCCCGTCAGCGAGGGGAGCTTCCCGGACAGGGTTCCGGGGTTCGTCACGGTGCCGGAGGCGGAGCCGGTCAGCACCGGCGTCGTGCCGGAGAGGGACGCGGGATCGGTCAGGGTGCCGGTGGCGGAACCGGTCAGGACCGGGACGGCACCGGACAGCGTTGCCGGGACTACGAAGGCCCCTACCGTCACCCCGGTCAGGAGTGGGGTGGACGCCCCCACGGTGCCGGTATTGACGGCAGAGCCCACTACGGAGCCGCTGAGAGCCACTACGGAGCCCGACAGGGAAGCGACGTTGGTCTGGGTACCTGCGATCGAGCCGGTCAGCACGGGCACCGACCCGGTGACGGTGCCGCCCGAGATGTTGCCCGCCGTGAACGATCCTGTCAGCACCGGTACTGCACCGTTGAGCGTGGCGGCGTTGACCGCCGTGCCGGTGGCGGACCCGGTCAGTGTCGGTACCTGGCCGTTCAAGGTCGCCGCATTCGTCGCGGTGCCTGTGTCGGTGCCGGTGAGGACGGGCACCTTGCCGCTGAGTGTCGCCGGGTTGGTGGCCGCGCCCGTATCCGAGCCGGTGAGGACGGGCACCGATCCGTTCAGGGTGGCGTTGTTGCTCCCACCTGACCCGGCGACGACGGGCGCGACGATGAGATCGACACCGGTCCAGTAAGTTCCGTTCCCCGCACTGAGGATGTCCATGTACTCGTAGTAGGAACGGACCCACGAATAGCTGCCGTTGGTATCTGTACTCCCGGACAGGGCGACCGGCGCATTGGTGATTGCTGCGCCTGTCATTGTTGCTGCTAGGTACGCCTGACTACCTATCTGATAGGCCACCACCACGGGAATCACATTGGTCAACGCGACAGGTGTCGGCCAGATCGCCGTGTACCAGCCTTGAACTGTGATGGATGCGAATGGAATGGTGGCGGTGGACAACGGCGAACCGTTATAAGGATTGCTGCCGTCCGAGGGCACGGTATACAGATAGACCGGAATGTCGCTACCGATCTGGTTCCCGGCAATCAACTCGTTCGTGATGTAGAACCGCATCCCAATGGTGCTCCACCCGGTGACTCCGCCGTACAGGTAGAACGTCGAACCGATTCGGGTGGGATGCGCATCGTTATAGGCAGTCAGTCCAGTCGGTGGTGTTCCACCCGACCAGACACTGACACTGCTGTCGGGCAGGCTGCCCGTGAGGACAGGCACTTTGCCGTTCAGGGTGGCGACGTTGACCGGCTGCACATACGGCCCGATCAACCCTGTGGCATTGCCACCGATCCTGGCTTCGACGTGGTCGATCAAGATACTGCTGAGGTTCCCGGCAGCCGAGACCTTGCCCACTGCGAATGACGTTGAGAGCGTCGTTCCGGTGTTCACCGAGGAACTGCTGTAGGACTCGATCAGGGAATCGTCGGAGGCGAGGTGCCACTCCCATTGGAGTGTGCCGTTGGTGCCGTTGATCGAATAGACCGAGACCCAGTACCACGTGTCCGCGACGATGGACGCGGCTGAGGTCTTGAGAGTGACCGAGGCCGCAACGAGGTACATCTTCCCGGTAGCGGTGAGCCCGACGAAGTTCGCGCCGTTACTGATCCACTGCATGAGTTGCGTGGCCGTGGTCGGCAGCACGTAGGCCGGGAAGCAGACGTAGAACCGGACCGCCGCTATCGGGGAGCCCGACCACGTTGTGCCGATGGTGGCCTTGGTGCCGGTAGTAGCCGGAGCCTTGGCCGACAGGGTGTCCTTGAACGGGTTGTCGTTGGCGAACGTGGGCGAGCCTTGGATCTGCGAGGCAATCAGTACAGAGTTGGTGCCACCAACGGAGTTCGCCTGCGTGATGACGGTGCCGTTCGGCTGCCCCGACTGGTCGGCGTCCCAGTGGAACACGGGCACAACTGTCCCGTTGAGGACGGGCACCTTGCCGGACAGGGTCGCCGGGTTCGACGCGGCCGCGTTGACGATCTGGCCGTAGACCAGGCCGAGCCAGTCGGTGGAGCCGGTGGAGGTGAGGGTCGCGGCCACTGCGGCGGGGGTGGCGAGTGCGGTGCCGAAGGTCTTGTGCTGCCGACTGCTGGAGTTGAAAGCGTTGTTCAGCACGCTCCACGTCAGGCTGCCCCCGGACACGTCCAGGGTCGAGCCGCCGCCGGTGGACCAGCCGAACGCCAGCAGCAGCGCATCGTTGGCGGTCGGGGTCAGCGAGCCCGTGGAGATCGAACTCGTGGAGATCTGGGCCGTGGCCAGAGCGCCGTGGGGGCCGAAGGGCGAGCCTGACGGGGTGGCGACGGGGAAGGACAGCAGGAACGCCTGGGCGTCCAACGCGCCTGCGGTGGCCGCTGTGACGGAGTAGGTGCCGGTGTCCGACCCGGTGGCGTCCTTCCACCACACGCCGATCCCGAGACCGCTGCTGTAGGCCCATCCGTCGTTGACGAATCCGGACGGGACGGTGACATCGGAGGGGTGTTGCGTGCCACTGACGCTGTCGTACGTCACGACGACGAGCAACACCTTCGATCCGGCGACGACCCCCGCAGGCACCCCAGGGGTGGCCGGGATCGAGCCCGGACTGCCGCTGCTGCCGGTCGTGCCGACAGCGGCAACCACCGGGTTCATCGTGGTGATTGAGCCTGTCAGTATCGGCACGTTGCCGTTGAGGGTGGCGACGACAGGCGGGATGACGTTGAGGTTGTCCAGCACCATCGCGGTGGTGGTGCCCGCCTCCACCGAGTACGTGCCCGCTGATATCTCGATGAACGAGTTGTCGATGTCGAAGTAGGTGGGCAGTGCGGTAACCAACCGGGTGAACCGGCTGACCCATGTTCCCGGCCACGCGGTGGGTGAGGTCTCGAAGTAGACCGTGCCGCCCGACTCCCGGATGGACAGGAACCGGTGGGCCACCGGGTCATAGGTCATGGTGAACACGAGCGAGCCCGCGATCAGAACCCCGAGAGTGGTCTGATTCACGTACCACTCGACCACCGAGTTGGGCGTGCCCGTCGAGACTTGCAGGCCGAGCGGGTACGCCTCCCACGAGACGAGGCTCCGGTTCCCGGCGTCCACCAGTTCCACGAACACCTGCGAGCCACGCAACGCGGTCTGCCCGCTGACGTAGTCCATGCCCCGGTAGGTGGTGTTCCCCGTGGTGGGAAGGACGTTCAAGCGTCCACCGCTGGCCGTGACCCCGGTGCCGCCCCAGACACTCCACTGGGCACCCAAGGTGCTGAACGTGTCGGTGACGGTGGAGACGGATGGACCTGCCGCGACCGGGATCAGTGCGAACACACAGGCGACAGAGTCCGCGACACCACCGGTCGGGTTGAAGGTCTGCACCCCGGTCGCCGTGACCGTCTTGTCCTGCGAGGCAGTGCCGGTGTTGGTGTTCGCGGTCGAGCCCGTGGTGAACGTCCCGAGGATCGAGTCCCAGGTGCCGTTCAGCGTGTCGGCGTCCGCCGTCATCTGTGCGGAGTTCTCGTAGCTGGCGGTGCCGATCACGAGGTCGCCCGCCACCAGCGCGGTGCCCGTCGTGGCCACCGAGGGCGAGCCCGAGGTGGAGGTGCCGGTGGCAACGGTGCCCCGTAGGGTGCCGGTGACTCCGAACCAGCCTTCGGCGTGCGCGGCCCGCGCCACCGCCGACTGGTTGCTGGTGAGGGTGGCGATCGTGGCACCGCTGGCGATCGCGGCGGTGGTGTACGCCCGGAAGCACTGGTGGAAGATCCCGGCCCCAGCCGTCGCGGTCGCGCCGGAGCCGATCGGGGTGGCGTGATTGGCGACCGCCGTCGCGCCGCCAATGGTGGAGCACGTGATCGTCGGTGCGGTGGCCGAGACGTTGTCCCAGCACCCGACGATGACGATGAGCGCCCCGGCCGGGATCACCGCGCCCGTTGTGTTGACGACGGCGAGCGTGGTGGCGGCGGTCTTGGACGAGCCCGAGCCGAGAAGATTCAGGTCGGTGATGGCCATGCGTCACCGCCTCCCGGGCAGGTCTGGCGAGGCAGCCCTACTACGCGACAGGCACGTTGATGGTCGGCACCCCGAGGTCAACGTTCACGCCCGTGTTGATCGAGGTCGAGCCCAACTGCATGTCCCCGCCACCACCAGACGCGGTCACGGTGCCGTCCAGGACAGCGGTGCCGCCCGACTGCTTGAGCCGGAAGTACCCGGCCGTCCCGGAGGCTGCCGGGGCAGCCGCTGCAGGGTCCGCTGCGGTGAGCACACCGGCGGTCGAGGTGAAGCTACCGACGATGCTGATCGAGACCAGCAGCGTGCCGCTCGCGGCCGTCTCGGGGGTGGCTGGCTTCGAGCCGGAACGGATCTCGATGATCGAGCCGGAGCCGATGTAGGTGGCCAGGGCAGCCCCCATCGCCTGGCACGATGCCGCCGTAACGGTGAAAGCCATCAGTTGCCTCCGGGGGTCAGCAGATCCTCAGTCTTGTATTCGGCACCCGGGTCACGCCACCGCGTAGCGACGGCCTATCCAGTTCAGGATTCGCTGTACCTGGGTGTCGCTCACCGGCTTCGCCCATGCCCACACCAGACCGCCCGGGATGACGTCCGCCTGGTTGACCACGAACGTCGCGGCGGGGGACACCGCACTGGTGAGGTACTGGAACGAAGGCAGCCGGGTTATCAGGTCGGCGCTGGTGCCGCCACGCAGTCTGGTTGCAGTTACGAACGAGCGGTCGATCGGTGCACTCGTGTTGAAGGTCTGCGACGGGGTCAACGTCGTGCCGTTGACCCCGACGATCTGTACGCCGTTCCCTGTGCCGATGACGGTTCTCACCCCGTTGTACCCGGCGTAGCACCACCGGGCAGCGGCATGCGTTCCGGGGTGGTACCACACGGCCAACCCGTCGGGGGAGGACGTGGACAGCACGGTTGTCTGGGACCAGGCGACGCCATTCACGTCAGGTACCCCGGCGATGGATTCCAGGCTCTCCTGATTCGCCCACCCATTCGATGCCGAGATCGAGGCGTTGGCCGTGCCCTCCCACTTGCAGTGCGGCAAGGTGCCGTCGAAGTACGGCGGGACACCGCCTGCCACACGAGTGTCTGTCGGACCATTGATGTCGATCGTCGGAGAACAGTAGTCCAGATAGTCCCCGACCACGTTGGGGCCGACGGCGTAATAGTCGTGGATCAGTTGCAGAGACGCCATTGTCGGAAGGTCGGCAGGCACTATGAACGTTTCGCTGAGACGTTGCCATTCCATCGGGTTCTGGACCGGGGCATTGGTCCCCGAAACTGTCCTCAAAGCAGCCTGAGAAGCATCGAAGTAGGTTACTGCGAACCTGTTTCGTGTCCCCGTATCTGTCCATGACCGACGCCACCACAACGAGGATGTGATCTTCCACCCTGCCTGTGCCGGTGTTATCGGGTAATACTGCATGAACCCCCAACCGATGTCCTGAATCCCGGCTCCGATGGCCGTCCACTGCTTGTGCATGTAGGGGGTCACACCGGTGGGAGTCGGCCCGGTGACCACCGTGTAGGTTCCGGCATTCGGTGCACTGCCGAACCAGCGCGACCTCCACCCCGCATCGGCAGCGACATGGGCGGGGTTTCCCGATTGTGGAATCGGGTCCACCACTCGATTGCGCCGGGGACGGAACCGGGTGTCCGTCGTCAGAGTTCTCATGCCACCGCCAACCCGGAGACGAACCCCACCCATCCCGTGTCGGTGGTCCACATGAACGTGTAGATGTCGGTGGTGTTCGCCCCGGTGGACGGGACCGGTGGCACTCCCTGCGTCCACTTCACCCCCGTCGGCAGGGTCACCGTCCTGTTCCCGGTGGCGTCCTGCTTGACGGTCAGCGTCAGGGTCACGGCCTTCGTGGCATCGGACGGCGTGTACAGGGTGAACGTCGTCGTCCCGACCACCTGATACCGCTGTACCGAACCGCTCGACAGGTTGAGGGTGATCGCCCCGGAGGCAGCGTTGTTGTTGACGTAGGGCAGCACCTGATCCCCGGGCAGGCCCGGCACGCCCTGGGTGACGGTGCCGCCGGTCGCCGCAGACACGGGCGAGTTCAGGGTGATGTCGTAGGAGCCGTCACCATTCGGCGTCACCAGCCCGAGGTTGAACGTCTCGGCGTTCCGGCCCGGGATGTTGATGTCCACGAGCAGCGTGTAGCCGTTCGGATTCATCGCCGGGTTGTTCGGGTTGAGGACCCACACACCGACCTGACCCTGCGGGTCGAGGATGTCCCCGGTCGCATTCAGGAGACAGGTGATCGGCTGCGGGTAGAAGCTGACGGGCGGGGTGGAGGACGAGTCGATGACCTTGGTCACCGGGTGCCGGATCGTGACGGTGGTCCCCGCTGGCAACGGCACCCAGTCCGGGTTCACGTCCCCGTCGGCCTGGTCTCCGATGACATCGAGCAGCCGATACACGAGCTTGATGTAGGTGGCGTTCCCGGGCGCGGTCACGGTATAGATCTTCGGTCAAGCGCCCCCGGGGGTCTTCAGGTCTGAGGCTTGTTGGCCAGCCCGTTCACGTTGTAGTTCGTCACCGCTGCCCAGTTGCCGAGCTTCGGCAGCAGGTTCCAGAAGCTGACGTTCACCGGCTTGCCGGGCGTGGCCGGATCGTTGAAGGCGGGCACCGCAGTGCCCTGCAGCTTCTTCACCACAGCGTTGGCGATTGCGTCGATGTCGGCTGGTGTCACGTCGTCCTCCGATGCTGGCGGTGCTGGGGTCTGGCTCTGACCAAGGATGGACTTGGCCCTACTGATGGCCGTAGCCACGTCGCCCGGCCCACGGCAGAACCCGTAGTGCATCGGGTCGTACTTCTGGCCCTGGTACCGGCCACCCCAGTAGAAGAACAGGGACTCGAGGTCCTTCACCATGTTGGGCGGCATGTCGGACTGGAATGTCAGCGAGTACGGGTTGTAGGGGGCGTTGCAGTCGACGCTCAGCGCACCCGAGTGGCCGCTGGCCCGCTGGGTGTTGGCGATCGGCCGGTTGCTGTAGCCCCACGGGCCCCACGCCTCGCCACCACGACTCGAGAAGACGGGGTACCCGTACTTCCGGTCCATGATCTCGAAGGCGAGGTTCCAGAGCGGAACGATCTCCTTCCGCATGATGACCGTGAGCAGTTGCCCCGACGACTTGCTGGTGTAGTTCGTCTTGCCCAGCAAGGTCGCCGGAACACCCTGTGGCCAGCGGTGCGACCCCCAGGCCGCGAAGTCGCCGTTCGCGGGGTAGCCCGCGTTGACGTTGACCGTGCCGTAGGCGGACCTGGGGTAGTTGGTCACGATCCTTTACTTGTCCTTCACCGAAGACACGGTGCGGTGGGTCTCGTGGGCGGCAGCCTTGTCGTCGGCCTTGTCTTCCTTGGCGTCGGCCTTGGCTGCTGCCTTCTCATCCTTGGCCTCAGCCTTTTCGGCCTTCTCCCGTTCCTTCCGCTGCTCGTCGGTCTCCGCTACCGGGTAGGCCGGAGGCAGGGGCGGGTCAGGGGTCGGGGAGCCGGGCTCGTAGATCGGCTGGACGGGCTGGACTTCGTCGGACTGCGGGTCGGACATCGTCGTCTCCTTGGAGGTGAGTAGTTCTCTACTCTGCTTCGGCATCCTCGCCGGGCGTATCAGCCGTACCCTCAGTGTCCTCGTCGGAATCCCCGGCCCGCCCGGCCAGCTTCTCAGCGGCCTCCTGCACGTCCGGGTCCCACTCGTCCTCCGGGTCGTTGGGATGGATCTCCGCCGCCTCCGCCTCGGTCACCGGGGGCGCGGTGTCCTCGAGGTCGTCCTCGTCATCCGGGTTGAAGTTGTCGGGATCGGTCATGCTTGCTCTCCTTCTGAGGGCACCAATGCAAGGGCGGTGGGCTTGCCGGTGTTGATGTCCAGTCCGTTCTCGATGAGGAAGCGCTCGGCGCGCTGTGCCCGGATGGTCATCACGGTCAGATCGAAGTCCTTCTGGGCACTGGTCTGGCGGAGGGCTTCGATCACCTCGTCGCCGGTGATGCTGACATTCTGGCCTGTCGGGGAAGACATGGATCTCCTTCTAGCTGTGTGGGTCGACTTACGTCGGCCCGTGCGCTTCGTGCTCATCATGCAACGTCCGAGGTGGCTTGGCCACCGGAGGTCACCCCTTCGGTGGCTTGTCCTTGAACACGGCGAGTTCAAGTACATCCAGTCGCCCCGCCATGTCCCGCATCACGGGCAGCAGATAGGCGTAGAAGCGCTCGTGTTCCAGATTCTCGATGTCACCCTGCTCGTTCCGATCGACCAGCGCGTCGAAGGCACCGTCATTCGCCATCGAGAGCGCATGCACATCTTCGGCCACCGAACCGGCGATCCGCTGCGTGTACGAATGGTCTGCGTCCCACATCCCCTTGTCGATCCACGTCTTCGTGTCGAGGTCGAGGATCGCGTAGTTGGCCGGGATGACCTGCTGGTCCAGCTTGTGAGCACTGAGCGACGTGGATCGCTGCAGGGTGCCGGAGGACACGACCACCACGTTGGCCGTACCCGTCGTGGTGGTGTTGTACACGGCCGCGCACTGGATCGCCGTCGTCGTGATCGTCAGGGTGCCGACCGCGCTCACCGAGAACTGCGCCTGGTCCGTGCTGCTGCCCACCGCTTCACGCAGGAACAGCGGCTTGAACAGGTAGGTCCCGCCGGTGTTGATGATGGCGTAGGTGTTCGACGTGCTCAGCCGGAAGGTGATCCCGGAGCCGGTGGTCTGGACGAACAGGGACGGGCCGTCGCCCTGCAGCGTGGTGTTGGTCGAGTTCTGGGCGAGGATCGTCGTCAGGCCGCTGCCCATGAGTTGGATGCCGCCGGTCGACAGGATGTTGATGTTGTTGCTGGTGAGCGTCGTCGCCGTGGTGCTCTGGATCACGATGTTGCCCTGGCTGGTGATGGCAATCGCGTTCGTGGCGAGGATCTCGGCCTGTCCGAGAGAGCCGGTGACGTCGAACTGCGCGTACTTCGTGGAGTTCCATGCGCCAGCGAGCAGCACCGTGCCGCCGAACGTGACGTCGGAACTCAGGGCGAGAATCGCGCTCTTGATCCCTGCGCCCCACCCTCCGGGCGGAGTCTCCAGGTTCATAAACGTGGTGTCGGCGTCGTTGATGCCGGACCCGGTGACCTGGATGTAAGCCTTCCTACCCGCCTGGGTGTAGAAGTTGGCGGTCCCCCAACCGAGACCTCCACTGTCCGTGGTGATCTCGACCCGACGCCCGGACGTAGCCGTCTGAACAAGGGCACCCGTCACGGTGCCGCCGACGATGCTGCCGTTGACGATGTTGAACGAGCCGGGGGTCCACGACGACACAAGGACATTCCCCGGGCCGTAATCGAAGATCCCCTGCGTCCCGTAGGACGTGCCGACGATCTCGATCCGGGGGTTCGGGGACGCTGCCGTCCGGATCAACGGTCCGGTGATGGACTTGGCGTCCATCGCCCCGTCAACGACCAGCGTCCCGTCGTTGGCCAGGTTGACGATCACCTGATCGACGGTGATCGTCCCGTTCGCCACAGCGGATGCGATCCAGATACTCGCGCTGATGTTGAGGGTGTTAGCGGGCGTCACGAACAGCGAGGTCGTGGTGGTCGTCACCTGGGTCCAGGTGTTCGCCGGGATAGCGGGTGACGAGTAGACGTTGGAGGTGGAGGTCGATCCCGTGTTCAGGTAGACGTTCTGCTGCAGCACGAACTGCCCGGACGCCAGGGCTACGGAGGAATACACCCACCACGTGTGCCTGTAGTACTGCCCGACCTGGGCACCCCACCGGGCGGACGTCAGCGTCGTGACCGTGCCCGCCGTGTGGGCCACCACGGCAGCCGGACCGCCACCACGGGAGCCTGTGGGGGCCCCTGTCAACGTGCCGCCTGCGACGGTCCAGGCCAGGGGCTTGCCGGTCGCATCGACGGAGGTGAACTGCGCGTTGTCGATGAGGTTGGCGACCGAGGTGATCGTCAGATTCGACATGGTCACGGAGTTCTGGGCCAGTGCCGACCCGGCCACCAACTCAGAGACCCACTGCGGGCTGGGCGTGATCGACCAGACCCACTGCGCGATCGTCTTCCCCGGAGGATTCTGCTGAATCCAGCGGTCCCCAGCGACTTCGGTGCCCACGACGGAGGGGGTGGCAGTCGAGTAGGTGTTCGTGTTCTTGGCGTCGATGGTCGGGGCCAGACCGCCTACCCCGGTGGTGAGGTCCCCGTGTCCGACACCCAGAGGTGTGCCGGACACCTCGGTCGACGGGGCCGACTCGTTACCTGCTGCGTCCGTCGATGTGAACTTGAAGTATCGGACACCGCTGGTGGTGAGGCTGAGGGTCACCGCACCGGACTTGGACATCGTCGTGACCCGGAGACCGGCGCTCAACGCGAACCCGGGGGACGTCCCCATGTACACGGTGATGTGGTCGAAGTCCTTGGGGATCGCTGACAGCAGGTTCCCGTCCCACGCCACACCGAGCGCCAGCGGTATCGGGGTGACGGTGGGGGCCGTCGGTACCGGTGGCGGCGTTGTGTCGCCTGCGGCCACTACAGACACCGTGGAGGACCAGTTCGACGGGACGAGGTCGGGGCTGATGGCCCGGGCGGCGAACTTGTAGGTGTTGCCGGGCACGAGGTTGAAGAACGTGACGGTATTCAGGGTCCCGGCGATGGACTTCCGGTCCGTGTAGGCGAACGGGGACTCAGACGTCACGATCACGGCGTCATACGAGCCCGGGGTCATCGGGTCGGCGTCGATGCCGACGGTCACGGGGGTCCAGGCGATGCCGATGTTCGCCACCATGACGGGCGACTGAGACACCGTCGTGGTGGTGAAGGTGTTCGACAGGATCGTCGGGGCGATCGGCTGCGCCGGGACACGTATCGGTGCCCCGGTGGGGGTCGCCGGGACACGGTAGTCGTTGGACGGTGCGGCGGCACCGTAGGTGTTGTAGACGACCTCCCCGGCCTTGCCGCCCGCCGCGATGCCCTTGAGGGCCCGGTTCACCCTGTCGAACTTGGTCTTGGAGATCGTGTCCAACTCGAGTGAGTACTTGACCCGGCCGGTCGCGTCGTCCATCGAGACCGCGATCGACATCACCCGACGGGCCTGCATGTCACCGTTGCCGTAACTGCTGACCATGATCGAGTCGCCAAGCTGGAAGTACTCCCACGGGATCGGAGCCCCAGGTGCCAGGGGCTCGTACTCCGCCGGGGCGGACTCGGTGTTCCACATCTTGGTGCCCAGATACATGTTGCCGACTTCGATGCCCAGCGCCGGGTCGTAGGACGTTGCCGCCAAGTAGGTCTCGAGACGCCCGTAGTCGGTCGTGTAGCTGTTGGTCATCTCCCGCCAGTCGGCCTTCGTCTGCACCAGCACGGCGGTCTTGTAGTCGGCGGTCATCTGGAACGACCCGGACGTCATCGACTGTCCGGCCTCGATCTGTACCGCGGCCGTCTGGGTACGATCCTCGCCCTTGTACGAGTAGGCGTTGAAGGTGAAGGTGTTGGGGTCGATCCAGACGTCCATCTCGATCTCGGACAACTTGTCCACGACACTCGAGTAGTCGTCCTGCCCGATGCTGAACGTCCACGGCAGGGCCGTCGACCAGAGGACACCATTCGAGTCGTAGAGCCTGGTGAACCCGAGCGCCAGGCTTCCGCTCTGGAACGCCCATACGCCTCTTGTCCCGGCCTCCTTGAACAACGTTGCCAGGATCTCCCCCGGAGTCCACCCAGGAGGCGATGAGGGATATGCGTTGCACACCCACGTCGGGTCGCTTTCGACCACCCGCTCCGCCAGCACCGGAGAGCCCGCCGTCGAGTCGTCGCCAGGCTTCTGGCGATACATCACCAGGATGAACGCGCCTGCCTGCGGCGACAGACACGTCGCCTTGACCGCGAGCGTGTGGAACCCGGCCTTGAGGGTCACCGACGCCTGACCCATGGCCGTCCAGTTACCGCCGTCCGGGGTGGTCACCAGGGGCTGTGAGTCTATGTACGCCTCGTAGCGCTGGTCCGCCCCGATGTAGACCGCATAGGTACCGTCCACGAGAAGGGTGAACTCCTTGCGGAAATACACGTCCCCCTGGCGGTGTGCCGGTGGGTACGTCCGGGAGTTCTCATTCCAGATCCAGTTGACGTCACCGGCGGCAGGAGGCCAGGACTGCGGGTAGTACCGCCACGGATTCCCGGTGCCCGCCGTCTTGTTCCAAAGCTGGACGCTGCTCTGGAACGCCACATTCACCGGCGGGACCCAGTTGCCCGAGACGTACCACGTCGACCCGGTCCGGTCGGAGGCGAAGCTGAACACCCGGGACGTCACGTCGTGCTTCGCGTCCGTGCCGAACTCGGAGTGGACGACGGCGTCCTTGAGCCAGGTCCGAAGGCCCTCGCCCGAGACGCTGACGATGACCCCGGCGTTCTCGGCGTCGGAGGCGATGCCGACATTGCGCTGCTGGACGATGAACGCACCACGGTAGACGCCGTTGACCTTGACCCGGATCACTCGCCGGAAGTTGATCGCCGCCGGGTTGGCGAAGAGTTCGGGAGCGTCACCCTTGATGTCGAACGACCCACCGCCGGGCCCGAACTCTTCGAGGTACTTGATGTTGAACGCATTGGGGAGCAGACAGACGAACGCCAGGGGCCACGCGGACCACGCCTCTAGTTCAATGCCTTCGTTCGCCATATTCGCCCTCTAAACGGGTCAGTGGTACGCGGGGTAGTAGATCAGGTTGGTGTCCACGGCCCCGCCACCCGACTCCGCCAGGAACTGGGTCGCGCCGGGCACCAGCGGGAACCAGAGCCGGGAACCCGTGTGGGTCAGGTACTGAAGGAAGCTGGTCTTCGAGTCGTTCCGGTACATCAGATTCAGGTTGGAGTCGACAACGATGTAGGTCCCCGACGGGACGGACGCCCCGGACCGGACGACGATGTTCTTGCTGACGTTGGTCATCTGCGGTGCGGTGCCCTTGTTGAAGAGAAGCTGCACCCGGTTCGTCATGGCGTCGCCCATGACCGTGAACGTGAACACCGAACTGCCGACGAAGTGGATGTTCTGGGGCGTCCGGTCGTAGAAGAACGGGTCCGCGAGCCGGAGGTCCACGGTGAACGCCCCGTGGTAGGGCCCGACCATCTCCGACGTCAGCCCGTCAGCAAACTCGGCCTTGGCGTCCGCGATGACGACGTTGCCGTCGTCGTCGTAGAACCGCTTGGTCAAGGTGATCTGCCGCCCGGTCTGCCACAGCAGGTGCCGGAGCTTCCGCCAGTTCTTCTCGTACTGCTGCCGCATCGCGGTGCCGGTGGGTGGCTTCACGCCACCCTCGGTCGTGCCCTGCACCCACATCGCCAGCGTGATGGTCTTCGAGTCCGGCACCTTCGGCACCCAAACCTTGCCGGGCCGGAACGGGACCAGGACGTCGTCGCCACGGAGCGGGGCCACCTTGTCACGGTCCCCGCCCAGCGATGCGATGTTGAAGGCGTAGGTGTTCAGGGGGGTGCCGTCGACCTCCCAGTACATCGTGGTGGTGTTCGCCATCTCAGTTCGTACTCCCCGACAGGTAGGCCAACGACCGCACCCGACTCGAGAGCGAGTCCGACGCAGGCTCGGGGCGAGGGTTGTGGACGTGCAGTTCCTTGATCGTGATGCCCCGATTCACCGTGGAACTGCTACTCACCGACGCACCAGAGTAGGTGCCCAAGTAGTTGGACCCTCCGCCGACGGACCCGCCGTCCGCCAGTAGTCCGGTGCCGCCCACCAGAGCCTCTACGAGCCCGCCTGCGGCGTACGGCAGGTAAGGGCCCCCGTGGGCCACGGACCTGGGTCCTGGGGTGTTCTGCAGGCTTCCGTACCTGTGCACGGCGTAGTTGATGCCCGCATAGATGTTGGCCAGCGGGTCCATGATCCCCCGGCCCACGTAGGGGCCCGCGTACTTCTGGAACACCGACGGGATCGTCTGCATCAGGCCCTGGCTGGGGTGCCCGGCCCGGGCGTTGGAGTCGGTCAGGTTGATCGCGGTCGGGTTGCCGGAGGACTCGTTCTGCATGATGAGTTCGACGGCTGCCAGGTTCGATGCATTGTCGCCTCCCACCCCTAGGATCTCGGTCAGTGCCTGGTGAATCAGGGCCTCCCACTGCTTCACCCCGGCGGACGGGTTGTACGCGCCCACTCCGGTACCCGGCCCGGTGATCGACTTCCCGGCCTTGGTCGACAGGAACCACGGGGACTTGGCATCGGCCTGCGCCAAGAAGCGCCCGATCTCGTCGGAGGTCCGCTGGACGGTCGGGATGAGGAACTTGGCCATCGGGGTGTTGCCGATGGCGTCGACCATCAACGGCAGGGCCGTCTGCGCGGCCTTCCAGACCCCGGCATAGCCCGCCCGGCCGACCGACGTGGTGTCCTTGCCGACCGTGACGTTGCCCTGCCCGAACGTCGGCATCTTGAGCCACGGCGGGATCACTACCGGCTTGGGCTGGACGGGCCCTCCGGCGGCGTACTTGTCCGCGTGGTTGAGGAAGTTCAGGTACTCGGTCCCCAGGCTCTTGACCGCGTTCTTCCGGATCACGTACTCGCCGGGGGTCAGCAGCGCATGGACGGTGTCCCCGGTACCGGAGCCGGGGATCACCCCGCCGGTCGCGGCCCTGGTGGCCTGTGTGCCAGTGCCAGTACGTGAAGCAGAGCCGCTACTCGTGGTGCCAGTACGGGGGGAACTGCCGGACGACGGCGTGGACGCTGTCGGAATGGTCGACACGGGCGGGATCTTCGTCGCCCCGATCCAGGTCAGGATCGTGTTCAGCGCCGGGATCAGCCACTTGTTCAGGACCGTGTTGACGATGTATGCGACCGGGGCGGCAACTGCCGCACCGACTGGGGCCCAAGCGTTGGTGATCGCGGTGACGGTGCTGCCGAAGATCCCTCCGAAGTAACCGGCCCAATCGGAGAACGGGTCCTTGGCGTCCGACGAGTACCCGGTGAAGTCCCCGGAGGCGGAGTCGAACGGCTTGGTCAGTGCGTTGTAGCCGTTGTTGCCGCTGGTCCCCATGCCGGTCTTGAACGGGGAGCCGAACGGCGTCCTGGCGTCCGTCGCGGTGCTGGTGAAGTCCCTGTCCGTGTTGTCGAACGACCCGTGGAACGCACCGTAGGCGTTGGCCCCGGAGGTCCCCATAGTGCGCTCGGTCGAGGAACCGAACGGCTTGGTGGCAGCGGTCGCGTCGCCCTTGAAGTCGCCCTCGGCGTGATCCCAGGGCTTCCGGTAGGCGTCATACGTCTGCTGCCCGGCCTTGGAGGCGGACGACTTGGTCGACGGGTCAACCTTGTACTTCGTGTTGATCGTCATTACGGACGGGCGACCACCTATGCCGCCACCGCCGGATGCGCCGGTCGCCTTGGCACCCGTGGTGGCCGGTCCGGTAGGACCGCCAGCACCCCGACCAGTGCCGGTTGCACCGCCGGTGCCTGTCTGGGGAGTACGCGAGGTAGTAGGACCGCCAGCGCCACGGCCAGTGCCCGTACCACTAGCCCTCCCCGTACTGTTCTGGGCTGGCCTGGCAGCAGCGTGCGGGACCTGCTCGTCATACGTCGAACCGGTGCCGATGGGCGGGTTGACGTACTTGACGTGGACCGACACCGTGCCGTCGGCGTTCTGAGTGAACTCGAGCCCGTACTTGGCCGCAATCTCAGGGATCGACAGCAGACCCTTGTCGAGATCCGCCTGGATCTTGGCAGCCATATCGGGCAGGAACGCCCCGTTGAACGTGCCATTCACGTCGGGCATCTGGGCTTCGAGGGTCGCCTTGGCCAGCGCCAGCCCATCGGCGGTGGACTGCCCGAACTGGGCGATGAAGGTCTTCAACTGCGCCGGGGTGTAGGACAGCAGTTCCTGCAGCAGCGGATCGGCCTCGGGGCCTAGTTGCGCCAGTGCGGTCGCAACGTCCGGTGGCACCTTCTTGGCCACTGCGACGAGGTCATCGGCCCACTTGTGGTTGGTCTTGAAGTCCGCATCGAGCGTGTCGAGGATGTCCTGGGCGGTGATCTTGATGTCGTCGCCCATACCGGTCACGGCACCGGAGGCGTCGGCAGCACTCCCGGCGATGGAGGTGGCCGCACCCGACGCGGCCGAAGACATGGTGCCGTAAGAGGTCGAGATGCCCTCCGCGACCTGCTCGTAGGTCTTCTCCGCCGCCGTCTGGGTGGCAACCTCGGCAGCCGCATCCTTCTGGACGGTGGCGTTGTAGTCGTCCTCGGCCTGCTGCTTCGTCTTCGCCGCGTTGGTCTGGGTGGTGGCGAGGTTGGCGTTGGCCTTGTCCAGATCGGTCTGGGCCTTGGTCAACGACGCCTGAACGGTGTCGTCCTTCTTCTTGGCTCCCGCCAGAGTGGTGTCGGACGTCGACTTCGTCGCCTTCGCAGCGGCCAGCCGCTTCTTTGCGGCGTCGACATCCTTGTTGGCGTTGTCGAGAGTCGACTTCCAGTAAGCCTTATCAGATCCCTTGGAGTCCTGGTAGTTCTTGGCGGCGTCGTTCCGGATCTTCTCGGCGGCGTAGACGTCGCCCTGGGCCATCAGGACCGCGTCCCCGGCCTTGGCGTTGTCCGTCTGTGCGACAGTCAGGGCTGCAGAGGACTTGTCGGCCTCCTTCTGCAGAGCGTCGACCTTCATCTGGGTCGCGGTGACGACCTTCTCCGCCGCCGTTACGGTGGCGTCGGCCTCGTCCTCTTCCGCCTTCTTGATCTTGAGGGCGGCAGCGTCCGCCGCCGTCTGGACCTCTTGGGCCTTCTTGATCTCGGCGTCCCGGGCGTCGGACGCCTTCTGCGTAGCCTGCTGCTGGCCCTGGTAGTCGGGACTCGAGCCCCCTCCACCGCCACCTCCGCCACCACCGCCGCCACCGGTCGCGGTGGTCCCGGTCTGCTTGGCCTGCAACCGTTCCCGGGTCCGCTCCACAAGAGTGGTCGGGTCGGCAGCGGACTGGTTGGCCGCGTTGATCGCGGTCTGGATGGCGGCGGTGGCGGCGTCGGCTGCCGAGATCGTCTTGTTGAGGGAGTTGGTGACGTTGTCGATGCCAGCCGGGTTGACAGGTGTTGCTGCAAGGTCGATGAACGACTGGATCTCGGCGTTACTTGCATTGGTGGTGTCCCCGAGACTGGCCATCCGCACAATGAACTGATCCAGGGTCTCGCCACTCGTTGCTGCCTTCGCGTACAACTCAGCGAAGCCCTTAGCAGTGAAGAGCAGACCGCCGGTGGTGCTGGTAGTGGCCTCTCCGGCGGCTTCGATGACCTGCCGGGCGTTTGTGAGTGCCCCGTAGGCATCGGTGGAGGCACCGCCAACAGCATTCCAGGCACCTGCGTAAGTCAGAACGGCAGTCCCGGCGTCAGTGACCGCACCGATAACACCGTTCTTCATCTGTAGCCCGGAGATGATCTGTGCTATCGCAGAGGCCCCGGCCTGATTGCCGACAAGCTTGTACTGATCCTCAAGACCGCCCAAGGTATTGGACAGCGTGGTGAAATCGCCATTCGATGCAACGATCGCGTCGATGACCTTGGACATATCGACGCCTGCAGAGGTGAGAGCCCCAACGGCAGCAGGCAACTGGGTCTGCAGGGTCTTGAGAATCCCGTCCCTGACGGCTGTGTTCATCTGACCGAACGCAGCGACGTTACCGAGAATCCCGTCGGTCAGGGTCTTGGTCGACACACCGATGTCGTTGAACACCGTGACGTAGTTCTTGCCGGTGTCGTTGACCTGCAAGCCGTGGAGGATCTGGGCCTTGGTGTTCTCGGTGAACGCCGCCGTGTTGGTGTCGATGGTCCCCGACAGGTCACCGATGGCCTTGCCCGTAATCTCGGCGGCGGTCGCCGCTCGCTTGTTCGCGTCAACGAACAGCCCGATGGCCGTAACGACCAGGCCGACGGCGATGCCGATGATGCCGAAGGACGACGTCATCGCGGTCCCGATGGACCGTGCCATCGCTATGAGCTTCGGGCCGAACCCAGCCAGCAGGCCGAACGCGATCATCAAGACCTGCACGCCGCCAGGCAGCTTAGAGAACCACCCGAACAAGGCTTCGAGCCCGTCCAGCAGCGGCTTGATGCCGTCGAGCACCACGGACAAGACCGTGGCCAACGCCTGGGCTGCAGGGACCAGTGAGGCCGCGAGGGCAGTAGCCACATTCTGGACGACGGGGATGAGAGGTTCGAGGGCCTTGAGGAACGAGTTCCCGGCCGCTTCGAGCGAGGTCTTGAACTTTGGGGAGATGAGGGTCAGACCGTAGACAGCCGCGCCGACGAGCCCGACCTTGAGTGCGAGACCGCCGAACTTATCAGCGAGTCCGGAGATGGCCTTGCCGCCCGCAGCACTGGTGGCCAGCGAACCGATCCCCGAGATGACCTTGTCGAGCCCTATCCACTTGCCGACGGCGAGTGCGGCACCTACGGCACCCAGACTCGTTGCGACCTTGCTGAGAATCGGGGCGATGTTCGGGTTGGCGGTGATGTCCTTGAACCGGGCGGCAAGCTTCTCGAGGGTCCCCAGGAACCCTTGGAAGGCACCCTTGCCGCCCGCGTTGAGCAGGTTGGTGACGGCATCGACAATGTTCGCAATCCCCTGGATCAGCCCGTGCCCGAGGGACTGGACGTTCAGGGAGGCGAACAGCCGCCCGAGCGCCGGGCCGAGCACGGTCCGAAGCTGCTCGAGGATCTTGATTGCACCCTGGATGTTGGTGGTGTTCGAGCCGACGGAGGCAAGCCCCTTCGCCATCGAACTGAACAGCTTGCCGATCTCCTGCAGCAGCGGATAGATGTCGGTGAAGAACTTGTGGAGCTTGTCCCCACCCTCAGTGCCGACGGCCGTCATCGCCCGCCACTTGGCGGTGATGTTGACCAGCCCGGTGGTCATCGAGTTGGTGAACCCGAATGCCGCTCGGCCCACGTTGGCGAACGTGATGCCGATGTTCTTGATGATCTGCCACCACTCGGACAGCCGCTCCCTGACCACTCCCAGGTAGGCGGCGAGCTTGCCGGAGTCGCGTGCGGCAGTGACGAACGAGTTGAAGTTACGGGCCCCGGCCGCAAGCCCGTTGGCAATGGACTGGGTGAACGGCCCTGCCGCCAAGGTGATGTTTCGCAGGGCATCCACGACGGACAGGAACGCCTGACCCATCGTGTGGATCAGGGTGACGTTCCGCTGGGCGATGGTGGCGAAGTCCCGCTTGAACGGGCCGCTGGACATCATCCCGATGCCCTGCGCGGTGACGTCCCCGATCGCGCCAGCGGCCTTGGAGAACAGGTTCGAGATGACAGGCAGCAGACCCCGGATGTTTCCTAGCTGCCCCACCAACGGACCGAAGAACGCCTGCTGGGACGCCGACGTGAGGTTCTTCCACGCCCCCGCCATCCCGTGGACGCCCTCCACGAACTGCCGGGCAAGCGGGGACAGCTTGGCCAGCGCCGCAGCCAACTGTTCCTGCGCCGCACTCCCGGACGTGGCGGCATCAGTGGCGTTCTGCTGGGCGTCCGCCAGCGACTGCAGGGCGGAGGCGACCTGCCGTGCCGCCGTGCGCTGGGCCTCGGCGGCATCCGCCTCGGTCTTCATCAGGGCCCGGACGGTGTCCTGCTGCTGCTTGTTGGCGTCGATCACCGCCTGCTTGGCGGCAACGACCGCGTCGTCGCCCTCGATGCCCTTGGTGGTCGCGGAGGTGAGCGCGGCCTGATTCTTGGCGTTGGTCGACCGGGCGTCGGAGAGGTCGAGTTCGGCGTTCTTGAGGTCGAGAAGGGCCTGCTGCCGCTCCAACTCGGTGGACGTGGCGTCGTGGGTGATCTTGGTGTAGTTCTGCTGGGCCTTGGTCAGATTGATCTGCGCCTGCTCGAGATCCAACGTCCCGTGCCGGGTGGCGTCCGCCAGATTCTCGAGGGTGACGACCGCGTTCTTCCGAGCGTCATCGAGTTGCTTCTCGGCATCCAGAACACCACGACTGGCACCGGCGAGGGCTTCCTCGGCCTGGATGATCGAGTCGTTCGATTCCTTCCAGGTCCGGGCCTGGTTCCGCTTCGCCTCCGCCACCGCATCGGTCGCGTCCGCGATGGCCTTGTTGGTCGCGGCCACCTGCTTGGCGGTGGAGGCCGACGACCCGGTCGCGCTCCTGGTGGCTGCTGTGTACGCCTTGAATGCGGCCGACACCCCATGCAGGGCGGCGAACATGCCACCGAGTCCCGCGCCGATCGCAGCGAGGGACGGCAGGACGGCGACAGCGGCTGCCGCGAGGGACCCCAGGGACGCTACGAGCCCCACCAGCCCGGCACCCAACGCCGACAGCATCGAGATCAGCGGGCCGATGTTGGTGATGAGCTTGACGATCAGACCGACTAGCAGGAGCCCCGTCGAGGGAACACTCCCTAACGCATCCCCGACGGACTTGAGCGCCTTCCCCAACGTGCCGAACACGGAGGACGAGCCCCGTGCGGACGCCTTGTTCCGGTCCAGACTCTGGGTGGCCTTATCGACGTCCCTGCCGAGATTCTCGGCCTCCCGGGCAGCGTCCCCCTCCGCCTTTTCGAGATTCTCGGCCTCCCGGGCAGCGTCCCTGGCCGATGACGAGTGCCGGGACTGGGCCCGTCCCAGCGCCTCAGCGGCTGCTGCAGCAGCCGCTGCAGACGCGGCCTCTTCATCCATTGCGGCGGCGTTGAGTTGGGCGTCGCGGGCAGCCTGGCGGGTGTTCTTGGCCAGGGTGTTCATCTCGACGGAGGCAACCTTGAGGGCAGCCGCCAGGACGCCCATCAACGCGGCGTCGCGCGCCGCCGCGTCGGACTCCTTCTTGAGTTCCGACGTCTTCTTGGAGATGGCGGCAGCGGCCTCGGCGGAGCCCCGCACGGACGAGGCGTTGGCGGCAGCCTCGGACGCTTGGAGTTCGTTGATCTCCTGCCGGGCCTTCTTGACCTCCCGGTGGAACACGGCGAAGTCAGCGACCGCCTGGTACGAGACCCTCACGTTGTCGGCCACGGTCTCGCACTCCCTCCAAGGGTCAGTGGCTCATCCGCGACCCGAACACCGCCATGATCGCTTCGTAGGACCCGGCCTCCGGCTCAGCCTGGACCTTCTCCCGGGAGTCGGTCTTGCCGTAGACCCACTCCCATTCCTCTCTGTCTTCGGTGTCGAAGAAGGTGCTCTCCTGTGCGATCTCGGCCGGGTACTTCTTGGTCTTCTTCGGATCGACCTGGATGGACGCTGCCTCCCAGTACGCGAGCGTCCGTGCGTGCCAGGACGTCAGCCTCACCGTCTGCCGGAACGTGTCGTGACGGCGCAACTGGATGGCCGCGAGGACCTGATTGAACCGACAGAACGGCAGGTCCAGGATCGTGTCGTCGGTCCACCCGTACTCCGCAGAGATCAGATCGAAGCCAGTAGCGAAGCTGCCGACGATTCCTCGAGGGTCGTATCGTCCTCGTCGGTCTGGTCGTTCTCCCCGGACTCGTCCGTCTCCGGAATCGGCGCGGGCTTGGGAAGCTGTCCACTCGCTTGTGCCAGCCTCACCATCCCGCCCAGTCGTTTCCCCAGGCTCATCAGGTCGGAGGACTCGTTCCTCACGATGACCTCGATGATCGACAGGGCGTCATCCATCTCGGGGTTGTGCAGGTAGGTGTAAAGCTCCCCGATCAACCGGTCGTTGGTGGCCTTGGTGGTCTTGTCCTTGGCCCCCTCCACCCAGCCCTCGGGGCGACACATGATCCGGAGGAAGTCGATGGTCTCGTCCTCGGACTCCGGCAGCGACAGGGCGATGATCGTAATCATCTTCTGGATGAACGCCTCGGTGCCCTCGTCCGGGTCCATCCGGATGGTCGCCAGGAAGTTCCCTGCACCGTGCGTGATGATCTTCAGCAGCCGGAACAACTGCCGGGTACGCAAACGCTGGACCCTGATCTCGAATCCACTCGCCGGGAGGGTGAGCGGGGTTCCGGCATCGAGGTCCAGCGCGCTGAAATCTGACTCTGCGGTCGTCATGCGACTCTCCTAGTTCGGGCAGGCCAACCGGCCTACCGGATCACCAGCGGTTCACCAACCGGCCGATAGCCGGGTCGACCAGGGCGGTGCCCTTCTCGTCCACGGACGACACTACGGCACGGCCGTGGTAGTTGAGCTTGAGCCCGTCCTTGAAGGTGGGGCCGTCGAAGCTCATCGGGCCGAACTGCACACGGAACAGGACGAACTCCATGGTCCGCACGACACCGGCGGAGTCACGGGAAGGCACCCGGATCAGCATGGGCTTCGGGGTCGTGTTGAGGGACCCAATGGACCACAGCGGCAGGCTGTAGTAGTCGTTGGGGGCAGTGCCGGACGACGTCACCACCGTGTTGGTCAGCGTGGCGATCAGGGAGAACGGGACGTACCCGCCCTGCACCGTGATCGTGGCGAAGTTGAACCAGTCCCAGACCGACAGGACGACGTCGTCGCCGTTGTTCTGGTAGTCGGCGGTGTCGAGTTCCACCGTCCCCTGGTTCACGCCATAGATGTCACCGTTGACCAACTGCGCGCCGGTCGTGCCATCGAGGATCGCCGCGTGCGAGATCGAAAAGCCCTCGAAGATACCCGTGGCCATAACCTGCTCCTAGTCCGAGGTACGGCGTCAAGCGCGCGAAGGTCTCACCACTCTTATCGGCAGCACCTACCGGGGCACAACGACCGTCTCGACCTCTTCACCCAGGATGTTGAACCGGTGGAGCACCCGGGCCACGTCCTGCCCCTCCCGGCGGAGGGAACGGCAGCAGTCGGAACAGGCGAACTCGATGAGGTTGCCGTCAGTAATCTTCGGCTTCTCACCCTCGGACACCACGATGGCCAGCAGGCGACGGGGCCCGACGGGGCAGCGGATCTGGGTCTGGGTCTCGGTCACGGCATTCCCCGGATCAGGGTGACCTCACGACGTTCGAGGTTGTTGGCGATGGTGAACAGCCGCTCGACCACCGTCGACCAGTTGCACATCGCGGGGATCGTCCGGGCCGCGATGTCGCCCTTCTTCTTGGCCTCGTCACGGTTCCGGTAGGCCGACAGCATCGCGGCCTTGAGACCTTCCATGTCGATGTTCGCCCAGTGCACGTCCGGGTGGAACGGCATCTGCCCCAACGTGACCGGCACCGGGTAGGCGTACTCATCGGAGAGCCACTGCGCATGCCCGCCCCAGTTGCTGGCGATCACGGTCCCGCCGGTGGACAGGAACTCGAGGGCCGGGAGGTTCTTGCCCTCCCCATGCGACGGTGCCAGGAGGACGTGCTGGTTCCGGTAGAACTCCTTGAGCACGTCCATGGGCCAGGTCTCGTAGTGGATACGGAGCTTCGGGATCGTCTCCATGATCGCCGGGTGCAGCGAACCGGACGTGTCCTTGAGATGTAGCTCGGCACCCTCGAACTCGACCGGGTACTCCGTCTTCAGTTCCTTGAAGGCGGCGATCGCGGCGAACGGATTCTTCCGCTCGCTGAGCACCCCGCACATGGCGAAGCCGAACCGGTCGGAGAACCAGTCCCGCTCCACCGCGCCCCAGGGCTCGGGGTCGTAGCCGCCCTGCAGCACCAACAGCGGCAGGTCATCGGGACAGTGCGGACGCATCGCCTCGGCGGTCACCTCGTCGTAGCAGAGGATCGCGTCGAAGGTCTGGAAGTGGTAGTCGATCTCGCTCAGATTCTTGGCGTCCATATTCGCCAGCGAGTCGAACTCCCACATCGTCCAACCGATCAGCCGGTCGCACGCCTCCCGCATCTCGGGCGACGTCCGCAACTGCGCAGGGTCGAGATGGATCAACCCCAGATCGAACGGGCCGACTAGCGGCTTGGTCAACAGCATCGCCACCTCGGTGGGCAGCGGGGAACTGACGAACGTCGGCTGCAGATACACCTCCCAGCCGAACTCGAGGAACGTCTGGGCGAGCCCGATACCGTCCCGTCCGTAGCCGCTGAATATCGACAGCGGCACCTTGAGTAGCACGGACGGACGGTGCGACTTCATTCGTGGGCTCCTAGCCTCAACCGAGCACGATGTTGAAGGTGGCCATCGCTTGTCGCATGTGGTCACCGTCGATCACCGGGTAGAAGATCGGCTCCGACGAGCCGAGCGACGACAGCACCCGGAGATCTCCCCACAGGTATTCGTCAGCGGCGGGCAGGTGCAGTAGCCGGTAGAGCGCGACGAACGTGGTCTCGATCTTGTCGGTGGTGTCGTCCTGCACCACGTTGTTCCCGCCGTCCCGCTGAGGGTCGGCCCAGATGTCGCAGGCCAGCACCGGGAACCGGGCCGTGTTGTGTTGGTTCGGGGTGGCCCACGACCCGTTGGTCCGCACCACCACCGCGACGGCCCCAGAGCCCTCTACGGTCGCCTGCAGGTGGTCCCGGAACAACCATGTGGCCGAGACGACATCGAAGCCCAGTGTGGCCGTCAGGGCCGTCTGCGCCGACAAGTACTTCCATGTCGCCAGGGTCAGGGAGTCGGTCACAGACCACCGCCCTTGAGGGTGTCGGCCAGAGCCCGGGTGTACTGCTCCCCCATCTGCGACGCCTGCTCGATGAAGTCGTGCGTCCCGCCCCGCTGGACCTCATACCTGGCGTACCGGACCGGGTCGTGCGGACTGCCTGGCGACGGCCCCCCGAAGGCGACGGTCCCCGTCCAGGAGGACTCCTTGATCTCGGAGGACGCCTCCCCGGAGTTCTTGAGGGACCCGGTGATGACGTGCACGAGCGACGCGGTCGCGGCGAACACCCGGCCGAGTGCCGCCTCGAGATGGGTGGGATCGCTCCCCGGCAGCGTCACGAGCCTGTCGAACTCCCTGGTGGCCTGAGACATGTCCGACTTGATGATGAGCATGACTACGGGCCCACGGGAGGATTCGGGAACTGCCCGGTCAACTGCTGGGACGTCTCCACGATCTGCACCTCGATGTGGTGCTGGGCCGAGTAGGCCACCGCCTGGTCCGGGATCTGCCGGATCTCGAAGACCCCGGGCACCGGAATGACTCCCTTGGAGTTCGGGATCGCCTGGACCCGGTCCCCGGCCTTGATGGCGACGGTGGACGCACAGAACATCACCCCGACGTGGTCGGGAGCCTTGCCCGCCTCCGTCGGCATGGGTGCGTCCTTGCCTGGCCGGAGGAACGTCAGGTCCAACCGGCACGGCACCGCGTTGAGCGGGGCACCCACCGGCACCCAGTCGATCCGCATCATGCCGTCGACATTCGTGGTGCTGGGCCGGAGCACCTTGACCAAGGAGTTGTAGAGGTGAGAGATCACTTGGGGTCTTCCCCACGGTAGAAGGCGGGGATCGGGTACCAGTTGAGGTCATGCGGGGCCAGCACGACACGCTCCCCGTCGATCTCCACCATCGGCCAGTCTTCCTCGAACACCCTGGTCGACGTGTGCGTGACGTTGAGGACCGCACACACCCCAAGCTGACCGACCGCGAGGTCGAACCAACTGATCCCCGTCGGCAGCCCGGCCCGCACCGCCTCGGTGACCCGCACCGTCGTCCGGGACGTCTGCCGGGGCATGGAGTAGCTGTACGAACCGATCGTCTCCGACTGGAACGGGGCAGCCGCAAGCTCGGCGTACTGCTGCCCCAAGTAGATCTCGTCGGCAATCGAGAGGACAGCAAACTCGGCCAACTGGGCCTTGTCGGGTTCGGTCGGCCACGAGTTCTCATCGAGACAGGTGGCGAACTTGAACAGGATCTCGGCCTGCAGCAACGACATGTCGACGTAGGCCGTGTTCGTGTAGGACTCGACGGGACGCCCGGTGAAGTCCGACAGGTCGAAAACCGTGTAGTCCGGGTAGGTCGCCACGGTTCCTCCTGGTGTCGGCTACCGGGTGGCAGGCATCATCGGCGGGCGAGGTCGCCTGTCCTCTGTTGACTTCGGATTCCCGGTGGCGTCGAGCCTGGCATGCGGCCACGGGCCCTCCCGCCACATCACCTTGCCCCACGAGTCGATCTGGTCGGACTCGGTCTGGGACATCCAGGTCTTGCCCTTCCGGTCCAGGGTATCGGCGTACTTCTCCGGGGTGACCTCGACCTCCTGGCCCTGGTACCAGACCCGGCCCCACGCGGTGAACCCGTCGCTCACGAAGTGGATGACCGGGTTGGGGGTGTCGTCGGGGACGACGGGGACGGTGGGGTCCAGGTGCTCGTCCTGGTCGGTGACGACGGGGATGTCCAGGGCCTTGGTGTTGGCCCGGACGGCCGCGTCTTCGGCGTCCTTCCGGGCCTTGGTCTCCGCAGTCTCGGGGACGACGGCGGGATCGCCGGTGGGTGGGCGCTTCTCGGGGGGAAGACGCTTGGCAAGATCCTCGAGCCTGAGTTCAGCCACGGGTCAGAGCCCTTCTGTGGGACGGCAGTTGACGGCAGTCTATTCGGTGGGCCCGGGCTGCAGCTTCTCCACGGCGGTGAGCACCTCGGCCACGTCGGCGTCCTCCTGTTGCTTGACCTCAACCCTCGCGGCCTGCCACGCGGACCAGTGGCCGGACACCAGCGCCCACAGGGACAGTGCAGCCACGTAGGTCACCGAGGTGATCCAGCCCGTCCAGATCGACACCGGGATCATCACGACCCAGAACAGCGCCAGCCACCCGTTGATGCGGCGCATGAAGACGGGATCACCCTGCACCATGGCCCACAGGCTCTTTATCACGGGACGTGAGTACCCAGGAAAGACAACGGGCCCGGAGCACGAAGCTCCGAGCCCGCTGGCCGAGTCCCCAGGATCAGGGCGCGTCCACGTTCGTGACCACGACCATCTGCTCCGGCCGGGTGATGACCGGCATGATGCTCCACTCGAGAAGGTACTGCCGGGCGGACGGGTCCGGCTCCTTCCACGTCTTGGAGAACTTGCCGGTGAAACCGTCGGGGGCTTCGTCGTCCGCCGACGGACCGATGAACAGTTCCATCGGGCGCTGCGACGTGTAGTTGCCGATGTAGAGCGCGCCGTCCGGCACGAACATCTGGGTGTTGCCGTTGTCGTCCTGGTACTGCGAGTCGATCAGTGTCCAGTTGAGGCCGAGGAAGCCAGGCAGGGTGCCGGTCTGGTAGTACTGGTCCTTCATGCGGTCCGACAGCAGGTACGGCGCGTTGGTACCGGAGTTGGCGAACGACTGGAAGATGTACTGCGCCGTGACGTCGGTCAGGTAGGCGGTATCGGCGGCGACCCGCGCGTCCCGCACGATGAGCCGCTTCCACGCCTGCACGTCGGAGACGATCTGGTTCGGGGTGGCCGTGCTCCACCGGACGGCGGGCTTGGCGATCTTGTGGGTGGCCGGGAAGAGATAGTCCACCGCGATGGCCGCACCATCGGGGTAGGTCACGGTCAGCACGCCGGACAACGACTGCCAGAGCGTGAACTCCGCGAAGTTGTCGAACCGCATGTTGAGGTCCGTGATCTCCCGCATCACCGCCTGCTCGGCGTTGGTCGCGGCGATCTGCCCGGCGGTCCGGAGCCAGTGGATCGTGGTGGGCTCGAAGACCTTCTTCTCCCGGAGGTAGATGAAGGACGCGCTCTGCGCCGACCGGACCAGCCGGGGCACGATCTGTGCCTCGGAGTTCGGCACGTTGGGCTTGGCCACCGACCGGGAACCCCGGATGACGTCCCAGTTGACCGACGGGAACGGCCAAGGGGTCTTCGGGGTCGTGTTGAGCAGCGTCAGGGTCTCCGGCGTCACCAGCTTTTCAACGACGCCACGCAGGACCATGGGCTCGAGAAGAGAGATGGCTGGCATAGCCGTAGTCCTTTCAGACCGAGTTCGTTGCTAACTCTTTCGGCAGCGCCGCATCTTTCGATGGGCCGGTCTGCGCCTCCCCGGAGGGAACACTCGGCTGACCTTGGAGTCTGGACTCCACGGAACCGGACCGGCTCATACCCGGTCCGGAACCGAAGGGCTCAGAACGTGAAGACGTTCGTCGCGGTGTCGGCCCGCGCGTTCAGCTTGGTGATGGCGTTGGCGTCCGCACCGGAGACCAAGCTGTTCTTGAGGATTCCGGCGATCAGCATGTTCGCCTGGAACGGGCCCACCGTCGTGACGGTGCCGGTGTCCACGCTCTTCCGGAGGACGCCGGACGGGTTCTGGGACCCGTCACCGCTGCCGGAGGCATACACCTTGTAGAGCTTGGTCGCCGTGACCTGCCCCAGCACGGTGCCGGTCAGGATGACGCCCTGACCGGGAGCCAGGTGCACCCCGACCTGGGTGTAACCCCGCATCGAGGACAGGATCTCGACGTCGGACTGGGTGTCGCCGGTCACGAAACTCGGGTCGTGGAGAACGTTGCCGACGTACTGAGTCGCCATGGTCGGAGCCTTTCGGGATTACGTGGGCAGGATGGGCGAGGCCGGGGGTTACTTCTTGCCCTGTAGAACGGGGTCAAGCGTTGAAGTCAGGCGGGCGATCTCGGCGTCCACGTCAAGTTCGTGGGCATCCGATGGCGGTTCGGTACCACGCTCCTTGGAGAGCGCGATGATTGCCTTCTCCGGGACCAGCGCGTCGAACATCTCCCGGTTGGTGTTGGCCAGGGAGATCATCGGGTCGCGCTGCACCGGAAGGATGCGACCCTGGGAGATCAGGTCGTCCACCTCCCGGGAGGTGGCCTCATTCTTGTAGGTGTCCACGGCGGCGGACAGGGCGACGTTCTCCGTCGCCACGTCCACCACGGCCTTGACCAGAGCCTCGGCGGAAGCGGAGGACTGCCCGGCCGACAGGGAGATCAGGCCCGAGTCCACCATCGCGGCGGACAGCTTGGTGATCGTTCCGACCTGCGCCTCGAGCGCCACGACATCGACGCCGTGGGTCAGTAGGGCCTCGATGAGTTCCTGCTTCGTGGGCATGGCGTCGTCTCCCGGAATGTTGGGGTCAGGCTGTGCAGTGAGCGGGACCAGAACCATCGGTTCGTCTCCACCACTGTTATCGGCAGAACCAAACGCGAAGAGCGGCGACGATCCTTCAGTGGCTGTGGCCGCTATGGTCTCGAACGGATCGAGATCAACGATGTAGGGCCGGTTGGTGACTGCGACATGAAGGAGGGTCGGCCCGACCTTCTTCCCGGTCCGGGTGTCGGTGTAGTCCTGGTGGAGCATTGCGGACGCCCCGAGAAGGGTCGTGCCGATCTTCTCCGACCTGTCCTGGTCCCGGACGTCAAGGGTCGCGTAGAGCTTGTCACCGTCTCGCTCCAACCCGATGATCTCCCCGATGTTCCGGTCGGGATCTTCGGTGTGTTCGTTCTTCGGCCCGGCCAGAGGGATCTGGACGGTGGACACGACGTTGGTCGAGAAGTTGTTGACCAGCCGGTCCAGGAACGCATCGTCAATGTCGATGGTCTGCCCCGTGATGGGGTGGATCAGCGGACCCTTGGACAGAATGTGCTTCCGGAAGAGCTTGCCCGAAGCCGTCTTGGAGAGCACGACGAAGGCATCACCCGGGGAAGGCGTGAAGAACGTCTTGGTGGGCACTACAGCCTCCTACACGGGGGCCGTTGCACCCTCTTCAGTAGGTGCTGTGCCGTCCGCGCTCGCTACGTCACTGTTGTCTTCGGCAGGAGGCGGGGAGGCGAACAGGGCCTGAACCCGACGGTAGGCGGACTCGGGTGTCTCACCGGCCTCGGCGGGCACCGCCGTCCACATGACCACCGTCGGCCGCTGCCCGGACAGGTACTCACACCACTGGTCCCAGGACAGGTCGGGGAACTGGGTGGCCATCCGGAAGGCGGCGTAGTCGACGTCCGGCTTGGACGCCATCGAGTTGTAGTAGTTCGAGGTGGGGGACAGCCATACCCCGAGCGGTTCCCCGGACTCGGGGTCCTGGTGCACGGCCAGGAGCTTGCTCATCCCATCATCCCGGCTGCGTATTGCTCGGGCGTGTAGTAGCTGCCGTACTTCTGCAGGTTCTCCCGGGACTGCACCCACCAAGGATCGGTCACCAGACCCGGCGGGATGTTCCCTCCGAGCAACAGCGGGAACGGGGAGTCAGCGAAATGGACGAGCACCACGAGTACTGGTTTCGTCCGGATCTGCTCGACCTCTTTGATCTGGAAGACGTAGGCGATGCCCTGCCGGTCGTTGAAGAACTGGACCACATACGGGTCCTGTGACTCCACCTTGATCCAAGGGATCTGCATCGTGACGAAGTCGCCCTCAATGGACTCGGGGTCCCCGTAGCTGGCCCACCGCCCTATCGCGCCGTGGGGGAACGCCGTATCCCAATCGGCCTGCGTCTCGAACTTCACGGCGTCAGTCCCTTGTTCTTCTGGACCTGCTTTGAGTGTGCTGCCTGGGCCTGCGCCTCGGTCACGTAGACATCCTCGATGGGAACGCCGCCGATGGTGTCGATCCCCGCATCCTTGAGGCGCTTCAACTCGACCTGACGAGCAGCCTCGGTCTGGAAGATGACCGTCTGAGAGTAGTCGAGCAACGACACCTGCCCCTTGAGCATCGCCTCGTTGCTGGAATGCCCCAACGCAATGATGTCGTCCATCTCCCAGGGAGCCCCGGACTTCTTGTAGTTGATGTTGCCGTACTGGTCGTTCTGGAACACGTAGGACGTCGTCCAGGCCAGGACTCGAGGGTCCAGCCAGACCTTGCTGTACGAACTGAAACTGGTCGAGAGCCGGGTGTAGACCTGATCGCTCGAACCCTTCTGCTGATCGTCATCGGGGGACTGGCCCATGATGTGCGCGGCCAACGTGTTGTGCCGTTCCTCGGTGGACATCAGCGCGTTGGTCTGGGCGACCGGCGCGATGCTCCCGGACAGGCTGTGCTGCAGCCCGTGTGGCAACTTCTTCCGGAGTGCCTCGAGGTCGATGTCGAACCGGTCCCAGTGCGGTATGCCGTGCCCGTACTCGTCTCCGGCGTTGGTGCCGAAGTTCTGGAACGTCGGCATGTAGCCCTTCTTGGCGACCCAGTTGTCCACCAACTGCTTGCCCTCAAGCTCCGACCAGACCTCCCGCCACCGGGACAGTTCCTCGGCCTCAGAGGTCGCCTGGTCGGGGTGCAGCGAGGCGAACTTGGCCTTGACCTTGGCGGTCTTGGTGCTGCCCTTACGGTCCAGCAGGACGCCATACAGGTGCCGCCAGTAGTACAACTCCATCCGCTCTTCCGAGTCCATCGGCGTCATGTCGACACCGGACTGCTCGAACATGTCGAGTGCCTGCTGCAACTGGGTCGCGTCGTTCCCGACGGTCTCGACCCGGAACCATCCCTTGTGGGCCAGGCGGGCACCGAAGTTCGAGTTCCACGGCCGGTACTCGATCTTGGTGCCGTCGTTGAACTCGATGTGGTAGGCGTCACCCTCTACCTGGGCCCGGCCTTGCCCGGAGAAGGACAGGGACGCCCCGTAGTCCAGCGTGTTGCTGCCCAGCACGGTGAACCCGGTCGCCGGGTCGGTCTTGGTCATGTTGTGCTGTGGCACCGCCGCCAGATGGAACAGCGCCTTCCCCCGGGTGACCGTGAACGGAGCCGTGGGCTTGACCACCGGGCCGGGCAGAGCGTCTTCCGCCTCCGGCTTCGGGGTGTAGTCATACCGGACGAAGTGGGGAACGACCTTGTTCCCCTTCTCCTTAGCATCCAGGGCGTTGGAAGCGGCACTCAGATACAGGTCCAACATCTCCCGGTACTGCCCGGCCAGGACGGGCTTCCCGCCGAACCACTGCTCCGCCATCGTCTCGGTGTTGGTCTTGAGGGCGTTCTCGATGTCCGCCTTGGCGGTCTCGAGTGCAGCCACCTTCTGGGCGTTGTACTGCCCGTCCAAAGAGTGGTGGTTGATCGTCTTCGAGCCCTCGAAGATCGCCGTGAATAGCTGTGACTCCTTGGGCCCCTGCGACGGGTTGAGCACCGCGATGGTGGGCACCGTGGGGGTCGTCTGGGAGTGGTAGCTCTGGGACAGGTAGTTGGGGTCGATCAGCGAGTCCAGCAGTGCCGTCAGCTTGGTGTCCCCGTCCTTCCGGAGATGCCCATTGGCGACAAGCACCACGTCACCCTTCGCACTGATGACGTTCCGGACGTCGATACTCGCATCCTCGAAGTCCTTTCCCGAGAAGAACGTGGAGTGCCCGAACCGCTGTGCATTCTTGACGTCGTCCAGCAGATCCTGGGTGACCCCGGTGTGCACTCCCGGGGCGATGACACTGGGGGCCTCGGGCTTGGTGAGCCCGGCGTCGGAGTAGATCGAGTCCCAGAACTTCTCGAAGTCGGCCTCCATCGAGTTCTTCCGCGCGAGCGCGGCTTCGATGAGGGCTGCCTTGGACTTGAACTGGGTCTTCGAGAAGTCGGTCCGGTACTTGAACCCTTCCTCAAGGATCGCCCGGTAGGCGTCGTCCGACCCCTTGGTGACCGCCCGAGCCCGGGAGATGGCAGCCCGGTAGGCAGCGTCGACATTGGCCTGGTCGATCTTGCCGGAGACCATCGCGTTGTAGATCGGGTCGTAGACCTTCATGTGGTCGCCCATGACGTTCTGGGACAACATCCCACGCTTGAGCTTGTACTGCCCGAAGCGCACCCACGCCCGGCCCTTGTCGATCGGCACGACACCGCCGTCGGGGGTCCGGAAGAAGTTCTCCCAGTGTGCGTCGTCGTCGTCCAGCAGCCAGTCCAGGACATGAATGCGGGCGATGTCCTCGAGTTCCTTCTTGGTCAACGTCTTGGGGTCGAACCCCTTGAGGTCACCGGTCGACGGGATCTTGGTCTGGACCTGACCGAGATCGTTGCCGATGGTCCGGACCTCGGACGCCGCCATCTTGAACCCGAAGAGTTGCCCGGCCTTGTGGGCTGCATCCTCGGTGTACGGCCGGAACTTCTCCTTGGCCACCTTGAAGAGATACACGTTGCCGAACTGGTCCGCGACATCGTACTTCTCCCCGAACCCGCCGTACTTCGGCTGCTCGGACGCAGGCAGCTTGGTGAAGACCTTGGTCGGCGTCCCGCCCAGATCATGGACGACGCCCCACCCGTCGGCCGCAACGGTGAGTTCGCCGTATGAGTTGACCGAACTGCCGATGGTCGAGTAGAGGGCGTCGAACTTCTGCTTGGCGACGGCGGGCTGCAGGTAGGACTTCGAGTTCGGCTGGATGCCGGACAGGTAGTGCAACTGGACCAAGCCCTGCAGGACGTTGTCCTGGTTGGCCTGCAGCAGCCCCTTGGCGATCGACTTGGGGAAGATCGAGGTCAGATACTCCTGGATCTCCGGCTTGGTGAGGTGGTCAGCGAAGTTCGCCTCCGGGGCGAACTTGGCGAACCCGGCAGGGAGCGGCACGGTCTGACCGGCCGGGATCAGCGTCTTCGCCGGAAGGATCGGCTCGGTGTAGGACAGCCCCTGGGTGACCCTCTGCTTGCCGAGCGCGGTGAGCTTGTCGACGTTCTGCTGGTCACCGTGGGCGTGGTAGGACGCCAGGTTCTTGAGTTGCGGGAGGCTGAGCCCCGTCGAGTACTGGGTCAGCTTCGCCGTCAGCAAGTAGTCCTCAAGGGCCTCCTGGTTCTGTATCCAACCGATGGCCGTGGCGTAGCTGTCGGGGAACTGCCCCGAACCCTTGAGCCCTGCCGTCCCCGCCGGGATCTGGGTCGGGTCGAACGGCAGGTAGTTGACCTTGCCCGGGTTGTTCGTGGCCCCGCCGTACCCGGGGGAGCCCGGGTGGTTGACGTGGAAGGTCGCCGGGACGGTGGTGCCCTGGGAGTGCGCGGCATCGACCTCGAGTTGGTACGCCTGGTCCCAGTTGCCGGAGTACCAGGCGTCGATCCACGCCTTCCGGTAGGCCATGGACATGTGGCCCATGTACTTCCCGGCCTTACCCGAGAACCCGGCCTTGTCGACTATCTCCTTGATCGCCTTGTTGGTCGCGGTCGAGTTGTTCAGAGTGAGGTCTTCATACGCATTGGTCGTCTGGGTGATCGGGGTCCCGGTCAGCACCTTGCCGGGCTTCTCGGCACTGGCGGCAGCCGCCTCGATAGTCGTGGCGAACTTGGCGTTGGCCCGGTCGGCGGCAGAGGGCCCGCCGATGTAGTGCGCCAGCATGTTGTAGGCCGAGCCGTACTTGGCTACTGCAGCGTCCGCTGTCGCCTGGGAGCCGTAGAACGTGTACCCGCCGTAGGCGGCATGCAGCAGGTCGGTGTCGGACTGGCTGGGGGTCCAGTTGAGCATCGCCTCCTTGGCGGTGGCCACATCGAACTCACGGGACTGGAAGTAGAACTTCTTGAACGGCTTTGGCGCGACAATCGTTGTGCCGTCCAAGCTCCGGAGCCCGTACTTGTCGACGTTCCATTGCGCCGTCGTCAGGTTGTACTCGGTGGAGGTCGGGGCGGACGAGTAGTAGTCCTTGTAGATCCGGGTGAACTTGGTCCCGCCCTCGGACACGACGATCTTCTTGTCGTCGTTCCCGGTGGCCTGACCGAAGTAGGCGTACTCGCCGTCCGGGACGGGGTCCCCGGCGTGGAGGACAGTGGCCGTAATGGCCTCCCCCTCGGGCTTCCCGTCATAGAGCGGGCCAGCGTAGGTGATCTTGCCTTTGATCGCCTGCGCCTGCTCGGTGGAGATCTCGGTGGCCTTGCCGTTGGCGTCGATCTTCTCGATCAGGCCGTTGGTGAAGACGTGCAGGAACTCCTTCTTGGGCAGCGCCCAGATCCCGGCCGCGAACGGCATCGAGGGGGAGATGACGTCAGCCTTCGGGGCCTCGAGACTCGGGTTCTCACCACCGATCTGGGAGAAGTCGCCGTTGGCGAACGAACTCTTGAGAATGGTCAGATACGTCCCGGTGACGTGATCCTCCTGGGCGTTACCCGAGAAGATCTGGCCCGTCGGCACCCCATCGGCCCCGACGACAGCGAGGTACGGGTAGCCCCCGGGCGCGTTGTTGTCCTTCCACAACGTCTCCCCAGCCTTGATGGAGACCGTGTGCTCACCAAGAATGGAGTGATACGTGACATCCTGCATGGGTGCGGGCGACGGCTCGGGGACACCGTCGGACCAAACGACTTCCCCGGACTTGCCGGTCTCCCCGATGTTCGACTTGAAGTCCTTGGACTGCTGGGTGGAGAACCGGAAGTCCCCGGACAGGGCCGAGTACCGCCCGAGGTACACGCCGTGCCGATACGCCAGGTAGGACGTGCCCTGCTTCCGGATCGTGGACCCGACGGGGACAGCGGTGGTGATCGTCTGGCCGCTGGCGTTCGTCCAGGACGCCTCCACCATCGGGGAATGCAGCACCCCGTAGAACGAGTCGTGGGCCACCGTGTTCGCGTCGTCGGGATTACTGCCCGCCTCGAACGCCCCGGTCGACGTGTTGATCCGACCGATGGGGGTGAAGTTCCCGTCGGTGACGATGGCGGGCCAGGTGTCGGAGATCGACGTCTGGTGCTTGGACCAGATGAGCGAACCCTCGGGCAGCCCGGTGACGTCCTTGTACTGCGGCGGGCCCGATCCCGACGCTCCGGGGACGAACAGTGTCGCATCGTAGGTCGCGCTGGGCAGGTTGGACGAGGCGACGGCGGCGTCGTTCGACACGATCGGCGTGCCGGGGGCTACGAGGCCCTTGTACGGCTTCCAGGTCTCAGGATCGGACAAGGACTTCAACTGAACGTTGACGGACCCCTGGGACTTATCGAAGAAGACCTGCAGGTTCTGCCCGTCCGGGGAGATCGCACCGATGGTGGGACCCTGCCCGGACTGATCCTTGACGACGAACTTCCACCCCGGGTTGACGTAGTGGTGGAACCCATTGATCTCATAGAGCCCGCCCTGGGTGACCTCGCCGGAGTGCCCGGGCTCGGCTACCTTCTCCGCCTCGGCGGACAGCGTCGCACCGTTGGAGAGGTCCCCGGTGTAACCGAGAGAGTGCGCGTCCAGTTCGCTCCACTGGGACGCCTCCACAGCCTTGGCCGGACCGCCGCCAGGGGGGTACTCGGTCCACTTCGAGGAACTGCCTGCCGGACGCCGGACGAAGATCGAGGACGAACCCGGCAACGTGGCAATGAACGAGCCTGACGGGACAGCGAAGTTGCCGCCGTTGGCCAGATGGAACGTGCGTGCGCTTTCGATGAACCCCTGCTGCCCGTGGAAGGGCGAGTCGTTGACCGGAGAAATGTTGACGGCAGGGTCGATCGGCCCCGTGAACGGGTGGAACTTGTTCATTATGTTCGCGTTGTGGACGACGTGCGTGTCCGACGTGCTGGTGCCGTCCATGTTGACCGTAGTCAACGTCTTACCGTCGGCGGAGTGGATGAACATCTTCCCCGGCCAGTGACTCGAGCCTCCGGTCAGGATCGAATCCCCGGGCTGCAGGGAGAACACCATGCCGTTGATCTTGTAGGCCCCGGCCTTGGACACCGTGCCCGGACCGGTCTGGTAGGAGAACCCGGAAGTCGGCCAGATCGAATGGTTCTCGGTCAACGGCCCCTGGTAGGGCACGAGCCCGGACGGCAGGTTGTCCTCATGGACCGTCTCGGCGGACGGCATTCCGTTCGCATCTAGGGTGTGCTTCTGCCACCAACTGTCGTACTGCGAATGCGTGTACACCGAGTGACTGTCCGACGGGTCAAGGGCGAAGACATGCCCTGCCGCGTAAGGCTTCTCAGGACCGTTTCCGATACCCAAATAGGAGACGTTGCCGTCTTCCGGCTTGGGCACAAGGCCGGGAGCCGTTGCGCCGTGGGCGATCTCGGACCCCGGGGTCATGTCCCCCAGGTATGGGTGTGAGTCACTGTTGATCTGGTTGAGGGTGGCGTTATTGGTCACCTCGAGTGAACCGAACTGGCTGTGCCCGGTGATTACCCCGTCAGCGCTCTGGACG